GCAGGCGGAGTGTTTACAGGTGAAAAAGCTACTGAAGATGAAACCGCAAGAAAAAATCTTTTAGCAAATTACCTAGCGCAAAGAACAGCAATTTTATCAGTAACAGATGCACAAATTAAAAGTGCAGAAACTATAAGAGATACTACAACAAGACAATTAGCATATACAGAAATGTTTAAAAATGCTTTTAAAGGCATGGAAGACGCTATTGTTAATTTTACTAAAACTGGTAAGTTAAGTTTCAAAGACATGATTAACAGTTTTATTGAAGGTTTACTACGTTACGAAATACAACAACAACAAATTGCTTTGTTTAGAGGCCTAGGTGGTCCAGGCGGTTTAGCTAACTTATTTATGAGTGCAGTAGGACTAAGCGTTCCAGGAGCCGGTTCTGGATTTACCCCCTCAAGTATGGGTCCCGTTGACTACTCTATACCACCTCCTAGACTTGCAAAAGGTGGAGTTTTTGATGCTGGATTAACAACTTTTGCCAAAGGCGGAATGTTTACTAACTCAATAGTCAACGATCCTACTTTATTTAAGTTTGCTAAAGGCACGGGTTTAATGGGCGAAGCAGGTCCCGAAGCCATTATGCCCCTAAAGCGCGATAGCAATGGTAATTTAGGAGTTCGTGGTGGTGGCAGTAAGGTCGATGTAGTTGTTAACAACTACGGAAGCGAAAAAGCAACTACCAAAGAAACCACAGATTCACGTGGAAATCGTCGTATTGAAGTAATGATTGGGGATATGGTAGCAGGCGAATTAAATCGCGTAGGCTCAAACACTCAACAAGCAATGACAGCCAGCTACGGCACATCACCCCTAGTGGCAAGGAGATAATAAATGGCAGTATTACTATGGCCTACAACGCTTCCGCAAGTGCCTCAAAAAGGCTTTACTGAATCAATTGGAATTAATATTATACGTTCACAAACAGATGCTGGTCCTGCGAAACAAAGACGCAGGACTAGTCGTCCTAATGAAATGAATGTAAACTTTTTAATGACTACTGCACAAACGCAAACACTAGAAGCGTTTATTAAAAATTTACCTACTGCTGTTCCACCCGGAATTAGTGGTACTAATCGTTTTATTTTTCCACATCCAAGAATACTTGGTACAACCGTAGAAGTACGAATTGTACCTGGTAATGGTGGCGAGTTTTTTAGTTGTCAATATGTGGCACCAGGATACTGGTCTACCGGTCTTAAATTTGAAGTAATGCCATGAGCAGACTAAATAGCTTATCCCAATCTGCTGTTAGAGCAATGTTTGCCTCGGAAACTCCTGAGGCACTAATTTTATTGATTACTATTACTAATCCAGCAGATCTTACAGCTCCTATTCGTTTAGCAGATGGCTACACGAATCGTATTGCCTCACTTACAACAGACAACGAAATAGTTTACGGTGTAACTAGTAATTCAAAAGATTACGTATTTTTGCCTATGCAACTATCGCTACCAGGAGAACAAGAAACTGGAGCGGCACAGTGTAGCTTAGTTTTAAATTTTGTTACCAAAGAAGCTATTGAATTGATTCGTACGTATTTAACGACCCCTGTTAGTGTACAAATTGATCTAGTATTAGCTAGTACTCCTGATCGCATTGAAACCAGCTTTTCAGGTTTTAAAATAACTAGTGTTACTTACAGTGCAGATCAGATAACTTTTGATTTAAATATGGTTAGCCTTAGTCGTGAACCATTTCCTTGCTTTACGTTCACTCCAGCCAACTTTCCAGGACTATTCTAATGAAGTATAATAAATATATTGGATTACCTTATGCCACAAACGGCAGAGATGAAAGCGGAATTGACTGCTGGGGATTAGTGCGTTTATTTTATAAACAAGAGTATGATATTGAACTGCCTAGCTATACTGAAGAGTATTCAGGTGCTTACGATACTCGTATTCTTGGCATGATGGATCTTTATAAAAATAACTGGGCACAAGTCTCAAAGCCTGAAGTCGGCTCCGTTATAGTATTCAATATATTAGGCGAACCTTTTCACGTTGGCGTTTACGTTGGAGAAGAAAAGTTTATACATGCTCGTGATGGCATGGATAGCGTTGTAGAATCTATTAATAGCCCTAAATGGGCTAAACGCATCGAAGGTTATTATAAGTACAGTACACAAGCTAGCACAATGCTAGCAGGTAAGCCACACCCCTTTAAACAAACAAATTATACAGACATAGCTATTCCTGGGTCTACACTATCTGCTGTATCCCAAAACTTAATTGATACTTACAAGATTAGCGACTACTTTGCTAAAAAATTAATATTATTTTTAGACGGCGTTAAGGTTCCACACTCAGAGTGGGACTCAGTTCGAGTACAGGCTGGACAACAAATTGTCTATAAAGTTATACCTGAAGGCAAAGAAGCTTTCCGTATGATTGCTATGATTGCTTTAATATATGTAGCTAACGTATACGGAGCAGAGCTAGGTGCAGCAATGGGCCTAACTGAAGGCGGAGCAGTTGTAGCAGGGTATACCGAAGCAGCAACTGTAACTACAACAGGTAAAATTGTAGGTACAATGGCTATTAATATGGCAGGTATGGCACTTATTAATGCCGCCTTTCCTATTCGCCCATTAAGTGGTAAAGATCCTGGAAGTGCTGCACCCGTCAACGCGTTTAGCGGTGCAGCAAATCAAAGCAATCGCTATGGCGCAATACCTGTTGTGCTTGGAAAAATGCGTGTTACCGCAATGCTTGGAGCAATTCCTTACGTTGAAACATTAACAGATACTAGCTTGTTACATTTGTCCCTTGTATGGGGATTTGGGCCGCTAGCAGTTGATGATATTCGCGTAGGTGCAAAAACTTTATCAGAAGTTTACTACACTAGCCAAGCTACCATGGGTCAAGATACCCCCACACCTGTTACTATATACGGCATACCACAAGAAGCCACAAACGGCACTTTAGATAGATTTGATAAATTATACCCAACAGATGTAGAGCAGCAGTTCCCACAGATTGAGCTAGTTAATAATTCAACAGATGGAAATCCTCCAGCAATTATTACACTAGCAGATTTTGCTGAAGACATTGATGTTGCATTTACTTTTCCAGAAGGTATGCGTAGGATTAGTACAAAAGATGGAAAAATTAGTGAAGCAACTTGTGGAATTCAGGTTCGTTTACGCAAAGAAGGCGAAACAGCTTGGTCAACATTACCAGCATATCATTTAGGTAATTACGCTTCACCTACACCTTCTGACGAAGGTTTTAAAACTACTGTTAGCTCCGGTCCTTATTATACAAATACTAATACAGGTGAACTAGAAGCTTTATTTAAATGGTATATATTTGCTATGTCGCCTGGAGGTGGTGTAGAAGTATTTAGTGGAGCAGCTACAGACGTAAAAACCGCAAACCCATCGCCTTGGTTAGTAACATTATATACACAAGGTTCATATGCTTCTTTTGTTGGTACTGATAATAATACAGCTTTAAGACTGCCAACAATTCCAAACGGATATAAAAAGCTTCATACAATATGTTTTCAAGGCATTACGTATTTACCAGACGATACAATATCCCATCTAGCCACTACTGCTACTACTGTAGTGGAAGGTCTGGCTCTTACTTCAGTATTAAGAGCCCCACAGCTTGATTCTAGTAATCAACCTGTTTTAGACAGCGATAACAATACTCTATACACTAGTGACTATATAGTTACAATAGGTGCTGGACGTTTTGTTGACAATTCAGTTGCAGCCACAACTCCGCAACTTATATTTAGCTCTACTCAATTTTCTACTATTACTCAGCCAAGTGGGGTAGCAGATTGGCGAGGCTGGAATCAGTTTCTAAAAGATTATGGGGTCTGGGACAGTAACATAAATAATGTTAATTTTGATAAAACCGCAACAGTAACTTTTCCTAAAGCAGGATACTATGAGATTTGGGGAGTTGCTGACGATGAAGGTTCTATACTAATTGACGGTGCTAATTTAATTACACTAACTAAAAATGCTTATGGGTCTTTGGCAAAAACATGGTTTTATGCTGAAGAAAATAGTGTTCATACTGTAAGAATGAAAGCTGTAAACTCACAAGGCGGTTTAAAAGCAGCAGCTTTAGGTATTTGGTATACTAATAACGCTGGATTAAATATTACTAACAACATGGGTGGTGAGTTAATATTTGGT